GGGGACTCTTCTTCTAGGATCACACATTACAAAGCGGTTTGATCGCCGCTCCCCTTGGGGTTTAATAGTAGTGTGCTAGATGAGTAGTCCTTCAGGGGTGCCTTCACAGGCCCGTACGGCTTGCCGTATCGGATAGATCTAAGGAGATGTCCTTTCTGGAGTTATATAATGACTATTGGTACTCGGGTTGCCGACTATAGATATGACGACGCTTACAACGCGAAAGCGTTAGGTGCGTTTAATTCTAGAGTTTGGCGTGGTGATGATGCGCTCCCTGGCCTCAGCCAGTTCAAGCAACTCATCAAGTCTAAAAACCCGGGCTCATGGCACGAGTACTGCAATGATAAGTACAGTGAGATCTTCGCCCCTCCTTTCGAGGGCGACACTAGAAAGTTTGAGCATATCGTGACTGGAAGACTGCGGCAGCTTAGGTCTGAGTGGAAACATTCAGTCGACGCTTACCAGTCTTTTCGTGCCGAGGCATGGTCACAGAGAAACATTGAGGTGCAAGCACGCAAGAATAATCCTCATCCGTACGACTGTACGATTGAGAAATCGCGTGACTACCCTTGTTTTGTGAAGCTACTCCCGTATATCCTGACATACAAGGATGTTGGGGCCGCCAAATTACTTGGAACGAACGTCACCCTCCCGAATTGTTGGGATGGTAACGATGAGAACCACTTGATTGAAAAACTCCGTAGTAAAATTAACGGGGTCGATGGCTTCAACGCAGGCGTAGCTCTAGCCGAGTTAGATAAGACTTTGGTTATGTTGAAAGACGTGGCTAAGGTCCTCCGACGAGGTGGTCAACAAGCGGGGTCTGGGAACTTACCAGGGGCCGCGCGGGTACTGTTCTTCGGGACGAACTCGCATCATGCTGGCTTCGATGGTTTGCCCAGGGCAGCACAGCTCTACCTTGGCTTTCAGTTTGGTGTTGTTCCCCTACTTGACGACGTCAAGCAGGGTGCGCAAACACTAGGCTGGCACGCCGGGTCTCCTATCACCAATACCTACCGCGTTCGGCGGAGGCGAGGTTCGGAGATGACCAGTAGAAACCCGTACAGCGTAACTATGTCTGTACAGGAAACTGGTCAGATCATTGCCCTATTAACTGCTCCGCCAGCAATGGCGGATGTCACGGGGCTTACTGATCTTCCAAGTGCTATCTGGGAAAGGATCCCATGGAGTTTCGTTGTTGATTGGTGGATACCAATTGGCGGTGCGCTTTCGGCCATGCAAATGGCTCGTTCGCTCACAGGCAAGTTCGTAAAAACCAGAGTCACAACGACTCGTAGGGGTCCGTACAGATCCGGTGACGGATCGTACGCCACGTACCAAGTGATCGGGGATACAAGTTCTTATGTGTCCGTAGTGATCAAACGCGAGGTACTACCAGGTTTAATCGCCAAAATGCCCAACCTCAAGCCTGTCTTCCATCCAAAAACATCTGTACGGATGAGGCATACTATAGAGGCAGGAGCTCTGTTGATTGTAAACAGAAAGTCAGTGGTTAAAGGCCTTACGGCCCTTGAGAATGCTGCTGCGAAGTGGCGCGGGAGAAACGTGAAAGATGCGTTTCATGCCGCTCTCACCTGACTATTATAATCCTTTCTAATTGGAGTGCGCAATGTCAAATATTGCCAACATCACCGTTTTCGACGGTGCTGCGACACCTGTATCACACACGCTGGTCCCTGTCGAAGTTGTTAAAGACAGTAAGACCGGTATTATCACGGCACTCTGGCGTGAGCAGCTAGCAGCCTTGCCTACTTATGCGCAAGTAACTGCTAAGGCACGCCTGAGTCGGACCAATAAGTCCGGTGTGTGGAATGTCGATTTCCGCGTGGAAGTTCCCGTTATGGAATCGGTATCCGGCCAAAACGCTAGCGGTTACACCGCAGCGCCCAAAGTTGCGTACATTGATACGTCCGGCATCTATGGACACTATCATGAACGCGGCACGATTGCCGGTCGTCGTCTTTCTCGTCAGCTGGCTGTGAACATTGGTAACAATGTATCTACATCCGTTGCGGCCGCCGTAAGTGGCGTCCTCCCGGAGTTGTTTGATACGCTTGTTATGCCAACTTAACAGCTATTTATTTTGTCCGTCTTCCCCTTTAAGGAGATTTATATGTTGCATAAGACATGGACGCTGACTTGGAACGATGATGAAACCATCCGATTCGCAAGAAAACTCTCCTCCGTTTTTCTGGAGAGAGCTGGTGCAAGTGCTGAAGTCCTTCAGGGCATTATTGATCGCTCTGAGTGGACTGATTTACTTGATTTATCACCTCGATTCGATGAAATGACCCCTGAGACATTCTACGCTGTCGCGCAGGCCAAAGCCTGTTTCGATAAGCTGGAATGTCTCCCAAATGGGGTTGATCGCGAGAAAGTCGCGCTCGAAAAGTTTCTTGGCGGGGAATACCGCTGTGGTATATTTAACAGAATCTTCGCTGATCGTGAACGCTATCGATTCGATAGCGATGTCGAGGCCGTATTGCACGCCTCTGCATTAAAGATTCACGAACTCATAGGAGATCCTCCCGATCTTAGGGAGGTACCACTGCGATTCTCCGTTGGTGGAGCAACCACTACGATAAGAAAAAAGGATTCAGACCTTCGACATCTGATCGAGGGATGGACCGCTTGTAGCGAAGATCTAGCGGAAGACGAGTCCAAACTCGCCACGCTGCTAGACACGCTACCTCATCTCACCGATTTCCTAGTTGGAGTTGGTGGTGAGGTGGAGTGTGGGCATCTCCAAGTATCAAATGGGGTGCTAAACTTCGTCCCGAAGAACGCTAAAACGCATAGAGCGGTCACCAACGAACCTGATCTGACGAAACTTGTTCAGAATGGCTACGGTGATGTTCTCCGCTCGCGTATAAAGCGCAAAGGTATCGATTTATCCGATAGCGACCGTCAATGCGAGCTTGCTCGTATCGGCAGCGTAACAGGGGGGATTGCAACCCTCGACCTATCAAACGCTAGTGGACTCATTTCAACGGGATTGATCCTTGATCAATTCCCTGAGTCCTGGTCTGATATCTTCTTTTGGGCTCGAACATCGTCCATTACAATGCCTGACAGTAGCACGCGAGTGCTACAGTCTTATGGCGGTATGGGCAATGGGCTCGTGTTTCCTATTGAGAGCATTCTTTTTCACGCTCTAACGGCAGCATGTGCTGAGCACGTAGGTATTAGGCACCCGATTGTTTCCATCTATGGCGACGACATTATTTGTAATACTGAATGTGTCGAGATGGTAACAAAGGTCTTTGAAGCCGTAGGACTTCTGGTCAACAAAGAGAAATCTTTTTGGTCTGGTCCTTTCAGAGAATCCTGTGGGAGCGATTGGTTTTCGGGATATGACGTGAGACCTATATACATTCGTGATAACATCAGTTTAGAGCTTCTTTATTCGCTCCATAACCAATTCTTCGCCAAGGGCGACGAAGAGGTATGTGATATTATCATGGCAGAGATACCCCTAGCCGTGAGGCTTTTCGGTCCACCTGGAAAAGGCGATGGCCACCTCCACAGTTCATCGTGGAAGGACCATGCGCAATATATCCATGAGGATGGGTGCTCTCATTGGTCGTATAACACTGTAGTCTCTGTACCGAAGTACAATTTCACTGTTTCGAAGGCTGATCACCTCGTCCCAGTGGTACATATAGACTCAGGAAACTGTTCCCTTATGCTCGACGATTCTGTCGGTGTAATTCGGCGCTTAGCCGGTACCGACTACGTCCTGCCATTTGGGTTCAGGTCCAACTTTCTTCTACACCCTAACAGATCATTGTTAGAAAGGGGTACCCGTGATTGGGCGCTCAACTTCCGTGAGAAGGCTGTAGCATTTAAGCAGCAAACGTCACGTGATAGGAAGCGTAGAGGTTGGAACGTACGACATGATGGTGTATACTTGGTTAATCCTCTCCAGCCAGATAAAAAATGGTCGGATATCACAGTGTTTGGAACGCCCCTGCCGGGGTCCTGTGATGTGAGGATTATCACGTCTACGATTTTCGGGTAGGCCGGGAGGCCCCCACGGTTCGGCG